CTAGATCGGCCCTAGATCCTGAACTACCGCCTGCCCCTCGCGCAGTACGGCGGCTAGGAGCCGCCCGCCCGCCACCTGCCTTCCCACCTGTTTGTTGAGCCAAGCCGCTTGGATCCGGCCAGCAGCGAACACGTCTTCCGGAGCAAGGCTGTCTGGCCTGCCAACCAAGGGCTCCCCAGGAGAGGCTAATCCTCCATCCAGGGGCTGCACTACCGACGGCCGAGAACTGTCGCTCTTGGCATACGCGGTTGCCATCATCCGGCCGTTCTTCGGCGACCAGCCGCCCAGCACCAGCTCGGTCCCGAGCCGGTCGAGCGGCAGGCCGGCTTCGGCCGCTGCTTTCTCATAGTTCGGCCATAGCTGGTCCACTACCAAACCGAGCTCGGCTGACAACTGCTCCATCGTGAAATCTGCGCGGAAGCTGGCCTGCAGCGCCAGCTCGTAGATGCGAAGGAAGAACTGGGTGGAACCGCGAGTAGCCAGCACCAGGTTGTGCTGAGGGATCAGCAGCAGCTTCGCCCCCGCAGAATGCGCCCCTGTCCGGGCATCTTCTGCCAGAGTGTCCACTGCGACGACCAGGTGGTCGCGAGTGAGCAGAACGTTGAGGATGCTCATAGCGGACTCGTCTAGAGGTCCGCAGACTATCGCCTCCCCCTTCCCGCCTGTCGAGACCGCCATGACGACCGAAATCACGGAAATACTTGATCGCCTTCAGACCTGCGAGGCCGGACTCGAGATGCACCGCGGCTACCTCAAAGCGATGGAGTACGCATTGCGAATCTGCGTACTGACCCACCCGGCACCAGACGACCTCTCCAACGCGTGGCATCAGCTTCTGCCAAACATTGCGGCCAAACACAGGCTCGACAGCAGCGATCTCTTCGCCGCAGCCTTCGAGCAATCACTGACGGTTCTTACCGAGCAAATCGGCGACGCTCGTACCTGATTGTCACTGCGCGGGTGCCGACGCGGCGCTGCTCACGCGCCCCCGGGTTGAGCTGCCTGCGGCCCCGGATCCGGCAAGCTCAGGATGCCCGCCTTGGCTGGCTGACACCATCGGGCAACGGCTCGACCACAGGTCGGCAAAGGCCTACGCGTGGCCAAAGGGCAACCCCGGCCGACCACCTTGGCAGGCTGGGCACTTGCGCAGGTGGATGTCGCTACCGTTGGCCCCGTAGCTCTCCCCGCAGAACTGGCAGTGCAGCACATAGATGCTCTGGCCATGATCCGTCCCCGGTAGACCTGTGGCGCGGATGTTCTTCTGACTGTTCCGGTTGATGAAGCCGATCTTCGTAGTGCCTTTGTCGACCCTAGCCATGTAAGCGCCCCCGTGAGAACCGCCAGAAGTGTATCCGTACACGCGGTGCCCACCCATGCCAGCCGTAGGCTGCTGCCATGTGCGGCCGATTCGTCCAGCTCCCCGTGATCCACTTCGGCCAGCCGAGGCTGGCTGACCTTGCCCCCGGCTTGGCCGAGATCCAGCCCACCTACAACCTGGCGCCGACGCAGCGCGCCTCAGTAATCCTGGATCGCGGCGAAGGCCGGCAGGTCACCCGCCTGGCTTGGGGCCTGCTGCCGTTCTGGGCCAAGGCCAAGGACCTGCAGGGCTCAACCATCAACGCCCGAATTGAGACCGTGGCCACCAAACCCGCCTTCAGGGCGGAGTTCAAGAAGCGCCGCTGTGTGATCCCCATGGCCGGCTACTACGAGTGGTCGGTCAGCCCCGAGGACGGGAAGAAGGATCCGTGGTTCATCCACGCTACCGGACCTCTGCTGGCAGCCGGCCTGTGGGAGGACACAAGCCCCCTGCTGCCCGACGGCAACCTGGGCACCTTCACCATCATCACCGGCGACAGCAGCGGTGTCTCGGCCGACATTCACGACCGCATGCCGGTGTGGCTGCAGGCCGGCCAGATCGATGAGTGGATGGCGGCCGGCCCTGACGACGCCATGGCCATGCTGCTGGCCAGCGAGCCGCCGGCGATGGAGGCATACCGCGTCAGCCGTTCCGTGAACACACCACGGAACAACCGCGAGGACTTGCTGCAGCAGGTCACTTAGAGAACAACGGCCGGACTCCCCGTCTCCAGTGGTAACTCGGCCTTCTCTGGCCAAGCGAACGTCTCAGGCTGCGGCAGCAGCGCGCGCACCTGCTCCCAAGTCTCGATCCCCACCGGCGGCGCCAGCACCAGCTGCTCCAACTGCTGGTTCACAGCGTCGCGCCACGCCACCATCGCACGTGCTTCCAACCGATACCGGCTGACGCTGCTGTTGTAGTAGCTGGCGCACGATTCGATGCTGTCATAGCCACGGGCAACGGCCTCCCCGCGCATCCATGCAAACGCTTGGTCACGAATGGCCCGGAAGTGCTCCGGCGAGTACAGCGTGTAGGTAGGACCGATTGGAATGGGCGCGTTGCCTTCCTTCAACCACAGCTGGTACTGGTCCCACAACCAGGTTCCTTCGGAGATCCAAGACTGGCGTTCGCGGGAATAGACAACATCTGGATTTGCAGTGAGTTGGTACATGTCAAATCTCCGCGTCTGCTGAACAGTAGGTGCTGAATGCGGAGCCTACGCGGCCGTCCATACTGAACCACCGCTCAGAACTGCGGTTGTTCAATGTTGCAGGCGCAATCGGCGTGCCCAGGACGGTCAGAGACGGAGGCACCCGCTTATCCACCTTGTATGCAAAGGTTGTGTAATAGGCACCCTCGCTGTTGGCGATGAACCCAATCAGCTCGTAGTAGCGCTGGCACAGAATCGTCTCAATTGCGAGGTGCCGCCGCTGATACGGCGTAGCTGCAGATCCCGCCTCCCATTTCATCTGGCTAAAGTACAGAGAGCCTGTCTGCAGGCCGAGGCCACCCGACCGCGCTGCGAAGTCTGACCCCGCCGTACTCCATACGAGTAGAACTGCGCAGTGGCCGGGCCCAGTAGATTTCCCGGTCACCGCAGGCAGCGTCACAGTCTTGGTAATGTAGTTCATCCCGGCTTTGAGGGTGAAAACCTCAGACGCAATCCCTAGGTTAGCTGGCGCGCCACCCGTACCGAACGACTGCCCAAGTTCGATAGCAATTTTCCTCCCGGCCGCGCCGGCGTTGAATACCCGAAAGCTGACCGTAGACACCTTACCGGCGAAGGTACGGCAATCCTCCACGCGCTGTTCAAACACCTGATACGCGGAGGTCGCACTGCTGTTCCCGGCAATGTCGATACCCAGAGTGAAACGGCTGTCAGGGAAATTAGCCTCCCCGGGCAGCGGTACATGCTTGCGGGCCACCTGTCCTGTTACGTTTCCCTGCTGGATGAACCAACGATCAGCAATGTAGATGCTATTGCCGGTGAACTGGTCCCCGCGCTGCCACAAGTCGAAGTCACCATTGATCAACACGTTGTCGCCAAGCATCCGCCCGCTGAGTGCGTCAATTCGCACATCAAGGACAGCCTCGGCCTGTTGGCGGGCCTGGCTCTCTAGCTGGACCGCCTGCTGGCGAGCCAGCGCCTCAGCCGCATCCCCCTGCTGTCGGGCCAGGCTCTCCTGCTGCAGACCCAGCTGCAGGGCGGCTACGTCCTGCCCTACTCCACCTGTGCCGGTCTCCAGCGCGTGCAGCCTCGTCTCCGCGTCATCGGCGTTGTCATTGCAGATGGCAAATGCGGTGAACGCATCGTCACCGATATCGCCATCGGGCTGAACTGTCGTCTGGTCGATCTTCTTCTGAGCCATTGTCCTGTCCTGTTCTCACTGCGCTGGCAAGGCAGTGAGCCCATAAGGGCCCACCGCCGCGATGCGCTTAGCTTTCGATGATGTTCAACACCGCCACGCTCCGCTCGGCACCCGCCAGGATGGCGGGAATGTCGTAGCGAGTGCCGCCAGTGAAGTCGATCTGCATGCGATACGGCACATCACCCGTTGCGCTGTAGGTGTCGGTGATCGACAGCTGCGGCCACTCCCAGGTCTGCGTGGTGAGCGTTCGATTCATGTCGCTCTCGTACCGGTTCTGCGAGGACGCAGTGATGCTCTGTTCGGAGAGCAGGGTATCCCCCCGCCAGAGCCGCAAGCGCATCGTGCCGGTGCGGGTGGGCAGCGGTGAATTGCCGAACGAGATCACCTCTGCGCTTAGCCTGGCCCACCGCATTACCACCTTCGGGCGTCCCTGCGACGCAGCATGGTTTACCCGCAGATAGTTCGGATCGTTCCAGTTCACGTCGTTGAGATTGAACTGACCGCCGCTATTGATGGCGCCCGCGCGGAGTGCGCCGCCCCAGTAGCCATTGCCATCCATGTCCATCCACATCGTCGCGTTGAACTTGGACGCATTGGCCGCACCCACGTTCGGACCGAAGTAGTCCATCAGGCGGTCACCCGTGTTGCCAAAACCCACGCCGATGATGCGCTGAGCGTTGCCGCCCCACACCCGCAGGTAGCCATTGCGGATTTCGATACCGCTGGCGGCGTTGGGCGACAGAATCTCGAACAGGGTGCTAACGAACCGAGTGGCCACTGTGTTGCCGTCGTTGTTGATCTCCATGCCGCCAATCAACGGGCCCTGCCCAGCATCAGCGATGACCTTCAGGAACGCCCGCGCCAGCACCTGATTCAGACCGTCCTCGTTGTGTGCCAAACGCGCCTCCATGCCCTGCACCACCTGAGCACTGGCCTTGCCGTCCACCTCAGCCTTCACCGATGCCAGCTGGCCCGTGACAGCCTCGATTCCCTGCTCGGTAACGTCGACCCGAGCACTGATCTCCTCGACATAGTCAGATGACGCTTTCCCGTCCAGCTCGACGCCCAAGTGCTGGAGCTGTATCGCTTGGGCGCTCTGCTCAGTGGCGATGACCTCGATTGACCGCGTGGCCCTAGCCTCGAACTCTCCTAGCTCGGCCCGAACGGATTCCACCTGCTTGGCGACGGCCCGGTCGCCCTGGGCGATCACGGACTGCCAGGTCTTCACGCCCGCGCGTACGTCGCGGTCCCCTGCGTTCCAGTCCCGATCGCCGGCGTGCTTGTAAGTCACTTGCGCCTCGAGCGACGACGTTCTATCGCCGACGGCCCGGATGCCATCCTCCGTTTCTTCCACCCGGGTCGAGACGGCATCCAGCGCTTCCGCAGAGGCCACCTTTCCGTCACCGGCAGGCATCCGCGCCGATACACGGTCGATGGCCTCAGCGTTGGCGCTGTCGCCGTCTGCACGCGCCTGGCGCTCCTCCGTGACGCTGGCCTCCGTGGCCACCGTGCCATCGCCCGTAGGCATCCGTGCCTGAATCACCTCGATGGCGCTGGCGTTGGCTTCATCGGCCGTTACCCGCGCATCGCGCTCAGCGGCAAACAGGCCGCTAGGAACCTGGGACAGGTCACTGCCCTCGTAGTTCCCCCGCAGCTGCACGGCCAGCGTCTCACGCTTGCTGGCCTCGGCCACGTCCGCCGCTACCCGGGCGTGTGCTTCCTCCTGGACAAGGGCCACGCCTGCACCGGGGGTCGGACGGCCGATGGCGACCCAGTCGGTCATGAAGTAGCTGGAGACGGACTGGGCCGCACCGAACTGCACCCGGATGGCATCGACCGCGCCCGGCCACCACGGGATATCGGACACGTCGACCGTACCGATCCCGTCGTGGTCCCACCGCGGCTCCGGGATCGCAGCCCGTTTGTCCTCGTCCCACGCCTGGTCGGCTAGCGTGATCCACTGCAGGAAGCCATCCCAAGCGGCATCACCAACCCGCTTCACCCTCAGCTTTACGAAGCGATAGGCGCTGCCGTCAACGCCCAGCGCCGGCGGCGACTGAACATACGGGTTGTCGGTGCCGTTGGCCGGCCGCAGCCAGCCATCGACCACCGTCGGCGGTGATCCGTTCCCTGTCCACTCCTCCACGGTCGTATCGAAGTACCAGATTCTCAGGCTGTCGAACTGGGTCCCGCTGCCGGCTGCCACCTCGGACAGCGCGCGGGACAGCGATTCCACATCACTCTGACGGGTCTCGCTCTCCAGCGTGATGGCAGCCTCGCGCTCGAGGCGTTCGTTCAACAGGGCGTCGGCGCGAGCCTGAGCCTCCTGTGTGATCGCTGCCATTGCGTCGGACACACCACGCTGCCTCAGCTCCGCCTCAGCGAGGAGGTCCTGAGCGGCGGTGGCAAGGCCATCCGCGCGCGCGGCCGCTTCTGCAGCGTCCGCCTCGATGCGGTCAGCCGTCTCCTTGGCAAGCCGCCTGGCCTGCTCAACCAGATCCGCAGTGGTCGGCGACGGAGTAGCCTCTACGACCGAGCCGGAGCCGGGCCTGCCGCGCACGGTAGGAGTGATCTTGAACCACCATTTGGTGCCGCTGCTGTCGCTGTAGAAGTAGCGCGTATCCGTGGTCCGGTAGATCTCGGTCCACGGCCCCGCCGTAGATGGGCCGCGCTCCACCAAGTACACGACACCGGCCAGATCGACCCGCGCCCATTCCAGGAGCACACCATCGGCCACCGGGTTGGGGGTCACCCCATCCACAGGTGGCACTTCGGGCGGCCGGTGCACGACCGGGAACCAATTGGAGTAGCGCGGCGCCGCCGGAGACGGAGACGGCAGCGCGCCCACGCCGATTTCTACCAGCGTGAGTTTCCTTGCCAGCATTGCGGATTACCTCGCGTATACAGCGTTGAGAGAGTTGCGCAGCGCGTTGCTGCTCGACGTGCGAACGCCTTGAGTCGTGGTGGCAAGCAGATCCCGCAGCAGCTGGTTCTGCTCCGCCAGCAGCGCGTTGCCCTGCTGCACCGCCGCTGTGGTCTGGGACTGCGATTCGTTGTTCACCACGAGGTCGAACACGGCACGACTGAAGTTGTCCGGCAGCGCTTCGATCGCATCGGCCAGTTGGCCCATGCTCGTCCCGTCTTCCTTGTCCAGGCTGCCCACCTTCATGCCATCGATCAGGCCAGTTACCTGGTCATAAAGGCCGCTGTAGTCCTTACCACTGGCGTACAGGTTCCGACCAAAGCCCAGCGCCGCCTGAGCTGCAGACTGAGCGGCGCTGGTGTCTCCACCGCCCACCGCCCGCTCCAGCTCCTTCATGGCCTCACCGAGCTTCTGCTGGTCCGTCAGCGGCGACAGGTCGCTGATCGAAAGGCCGTACTGCATGGCCTTCTTGTCCTTGTCGATCTGCGCCTGAAGCTTGCCCATGTTCATGGCACGAAGCGCTTCGATCTTGGCTAGATCCTCTGCGCGAGCGCCGGACAGGCCCAAGGCCTTGGCGTAGTCATTGGCCGACTTCACCTGCTGCCGGTAGGTTCGCTCGATGCTCAGCGCCTGCTGCTGGTAGCTGGACAGGTCGCCGGTCATGAGCTGCGTGGAAACGTCCGCCATCAGCGAGGCGTAGTTCCCGAGCAACCCGGTCACCTTCTCGATCTGGGTGGCCAGGTCCGTGCCCGCGACGCTGGCCAGGTCCTGGAAGTAGTCCACGGCCCTATTGACCTTGTCGACCTCCATGCCATTGAGAGCGCGGCCCAGTTCGTCGGCATTGCCCACCGCCAGTGCAATCGACGCACTCAGCGCGTTGAACACATCCGACGCCTCGAAGTAGCCATCCAGCTGCCCGCCGAAGCCCGCGGCCCTCACCGCCTCGGTGAACAGCCGGTTGGTCATGTCGCCGAGGTATGCCTCCAGCTGCGATTTCGCCTCAGCAGAATCGGCCGACAACTGCAGCTTGCCCAGGCTCACCCGGACACCACCCAGCTGTTGGGTCAGGTCGACGCCGAGCTGCTTGGCCAAGCCGGTTGCCGCACCGCGAACCTGGCGAGCAGCCATGTCGAACGTGCGATCGATGCCCGGATCGACGGCGCCATACTGCGTCCACTTTTTGTCGGACCGGAAGAAGCCACCCTTCTGCTTGATGTCGGCGTAGGTCTGGCCATCGAAGCCCCCGAACCCATATGAGCCGGTCAGGCCCTGGCCGGTGACCTTCGGTGCACTGCGGCCGAAAAGCTTGGCGTGGATGCTCGACCCGGACAGGATCGATGCGACCTTGTCGTTGAAGCCCAGCCCTCGGAACGTCTTGTCCGCCAGGCCCACCGCACCGGCCGTTGCGATCTTGCCGGCCCAGCTCTCCCCATTGGCGATGTTCCAGCCCTGATCGAACAACTGGGCGTTCTTCATCATGCCGGCCACGATCCAGCCAATGATCGGCACCGCTGCCGCGGCAGAGCCTGCAGCGCCGGCCGCACCGGCACCAGCGCCGGCACTGCCACCGCCAACCAGGCCCGAGAAGCTGGAGCCGGTCATCCCGGCCATGCTGGTCACGTCACCGAAGCCGGTAAGGGTGCCCGCCGCGGCGCCGGCCGAGCGACCGAAGCCGAACAGGCCCTGCCCCTTGGAGAGCAGGCCGGCCACCGAGCTCAGGTTTTGGCCACCCGCCGCCGAGCCGTTACCACCAAACAAGCCCATGATGCTCTGCAGACTCAGGCCACCGCCCTGACCGTTCATCCCATTGAGGATCTGCGTCTGGATCGGAATCACGATCTTCTGTTGCAGGAACTCACGGGCCAGGTCACGCAGCCCTCGCTTGGCGGCATCCTTCAGGTCGTCCCACAGGTTGTCGAAGTCGCGCATGCCGCCGGCAACGAAGTCGGCCATGGCGTCGGCGGCATCGCCCACGCCGTTGACGACCACGCTCGCCCACGCCTCAACGTTTGCAGCCGACTCCTCCATGCGCAGCGACAGATCGGCCGATGCTCGGGCCGCGTCCAACATGGACTGCTCGTACTGCTCGTAACTCGCCGCCCCCTTGGACAGCGCCAGCGCTTCTTTGCTGCCAGCGGCCTCCACCGCCTTCTGCAGCTCCTGCCGCATGTCCCGCTCATTCATCATCTCGCGCCGCGACAGTTCGCGTGCACGGCCAACCTTGCCGAGCATGGCGACCTCGGCATCCATCGTCGCAAGGAGCGCCTCGGGGCCGGCGAGAGCCTTCTCTACTTCAGCCGCCACCTTGGAGTACTCAAGAGCGCTCTGAGCCATCAGCACGTTGGCGTCGGCTTGGGCGATGTTCCCTTTGGCGAGCAGGCTGTTGTATTCGGACATGTTGCCGAGATGCTTACCCATTGCCTCGGCCAATGGGCCCTCCATAGCCCCGGCAGCTTCCTGGGCCTGGCGATGGTATCGGGCAATCTCCTCAGCTCGCTGCTTGGCGTCACGATTGGCCCTTTCGCGTTCCGCCTTGCCAACATTTCCGGTCGGCCGATAGCCCACAGCATCCGGTTTCAGCGCGGATTCCGGCAATGGCTGCCCGTTGTCGATTACAACGACGCTGTCAGCCAGGTCCTTCATGCGGCGCCGTTTTAGGGCAGCGTCCACACGCTCAAGGTCTGCCTCTCGATCACGGACGTACTTGTCCCATGACTTCGCGTTCGCCTCGCTGTTGGTGTTCTGGAATAGCCCTCCCTCCCACCAAGATGCGTTCCCGGATCGGGCCCTGGCGGCAACGTCCTTTGCGCCGGCGATCTGCTCCTCGATCCGCATGCGCTCCTGGATCAGGCCGGCATAGCTTTTATCGGGAACTGACTTAAATCCTTGCGCTATTAGCGATGAGAGATTTCCAATCATCGACGCAGCTTCGGCGGCATTGGTAGTTACTGTGGCCAAGCCTTGGACAATTACACCGAACCCTTGTCGAAAATCAGGGTCGTTCAGGAGTTCAGAGAAATCCGATAGTGCCGGAATGATCTCCTCCGCCACGCTTACCTTTAGCCCCTTGAACGCCAGATCGGCTTCAAGTGTGACCTTGCGAAGGCGTTCGGTCGCCTTGTTGGTCTTTCCATCAATGATGGCCCCTGCAGCTTGCGCTGCATTGCCCCACTGCTGGAACCCAGCACTATTGTTGCGTAGCAGCGGGATCAGCGCTGAGGCGTCGCTGGCAATTGCCTCCATGTAGAAGGTCAATTCCGTCTGCGACAGGTTCGCCCGTTCAAGACTCTTGAAGTAGAGCCCTAACGCATCAGGCCCCGACAGCTTGCGCATCTGTTCGGCGGTGACACCGGTTCGCTTGGCGATATTGTCGAAGAAATCTGCAAGGGCTCCGCCCCCGGTCTGGACGTAGTCGCCTATCTTGTCCTGAACGTCTTTGAAGATATCCGCCAGCTTCTCGTGGCTCACGCCAACAGTGTTCGCGCCTGCCGCCATGCGCTGAAATTGCTCCGAGGTCGTCCCCGAAAGCTTGCCGAGCTTGTCATACTCCACCCCAAGATCGGCGACCTGGCGCGTCCACTGAACCATGGCGGCACCACCGGCCGTCACGCCAGCGGAGATTGCCAGGCCGATAGCCGTACCGGCGCGCCGCGCGGATGCCTGCATGCTCTGCATTCGCTGATCGAATTGGCGCGCAGCCTTGCCGCCGTCGCGCTCAAACGATCCCGTCTTAAGCAGAAGATCAACGGTAAGTGTGTAGAGGCTCATCGCGTAATCCAAAGAAAAGGCCCGCACGTGGCGGGCCTTGGGCTCAATGTTAGGGGTGATGGTGAGTCTGGGTTCTCGACGAGCGAATGCGCGTATCGGTCAGGCCGGAATCTCCTCGAACTCCATGTATCCGGTGAAGTACTGCCGGCTGATGTTCTCCGCCGACGGCAGCTGTGTCGGATAGCCGTAGAGCGCCGACCGCGCCGCCAGCAGCGGGTCGAACGCCTTGCTGACCATGTCCCGGTACTGCGGCACAACGCAGGAGCGCCGGCGTCCCGCGATCGCAGCGGCCAACGTCTCCCAATCGGTCCCGCCCAGTCCACCGCCGCGCACGGCAGCCGTCGCCCGGCCGGACAAGGTGCACGTCAGCCGGCGGTACAGACGCCCAGCAACCGTGTTGACCTGCGCACCCTTGGTACGGGTGTGCACGCTGGTGTCGATCATGGCCACCGCCCAGCCGTCGCTGATGCCCACCTCGGCTGCCCGGAAGATCGCGATCTCGCCCACGTCCACGTTCGTGGCAGTCGTGGCGATCTCGACGGACACTGTTGAGACCAGAGCGCTGGCCTGCGGAAGCAGCCACGCGCACACACTACCGTCGGGCAGTCGCACCGTGGTGCCGTTAGCGCCGGCAGCGCTCACCTGCACGCCGGGCGGGATGTTGAGGCCGAGAATCGCGATGATCCCCGGCACAACAGCTTCGGCCAAGGTGATCGTGACAGCCAACGATCCGGTCCTGCGAATGCGGGACGCCCGCCCAGGCTTGCCATCGAAGAGCGCCGAGCCCTGGTCCGCCGAAAGCCACGTTCCACCGGTGAGGGTGGCCGTTTCCACCGCCGGCATGCCATATCCAATCAACACGTCATCATCCCCACAGGGTAAGCACCACGTCCCCCGTGGCAGGGTTGCGCTCCACGCGCCGCACCAACACTGGCTTGCCGTCGGCCAAGCCATAGCGGCTGTAGGTCAGCCGGCCAATCTGTCCAGGAAGTGGGGCCAGCTGCTGATCGCCGCGGATGGCGACCTGGTAGAAGAACCGCTGCCGCTGGTACATCGCCACGACGCGGTTGATCTCGGCTTGCGCGTCGGCGGCGTGCCAGAACAACGAGAGGACCGGATCGGCGGCGTCGGCGCGGCGGTAGTGCGCATCCAGTGCCCCCGCAGCGTACACCTGGCCTCGGTAGAGGCCCGTCAGTTCGTCGCGGCGACTCTGCGGTACATCGATCACGTCCGTGACCAGGTCGGAGGCGCCGAGGGCCTGCGCATTGGGTCGGTAGGCCATGCGCCGGGTCAGGTTGGGCGCATCGTCCGGGACGCCGACCAGGTCGCTGGTCATGTCCACTTCCGATATCTCGAACGCCGGTTGCCCCTGATAGATCTCTGGTGCGACCACCTGGACGAAGCGCAGCACACCGGTGGGATCCTGGTAGCACCCGACACCGTAGCTGGGCAGCATCGCGTTCAGGGCATCCCTGCCCGTGATGGCCGCTCCGGCGTAGTAGCCGATACCGGCATAGCCGGTTGCAGCGTCCACGGCTGCGCAGTCGGCTGCCGACCACGCCCCGGCCCCGAGACGAGCCATTACGTCGCCCACGGCCCGCTCCAGCCGCGCCGGAGCCATACCGGGGCCGATGCTCGATCCGTCCACCACCACCGGGGTGACGGGGGGAGACTTAAGCAGCAGCTGCTGGCCGTCCGGCGCCATGCTGAAAGTGCCGGCCTCCATCAGGTCGCCGCGGTCCATCACTGCGTCGACGTGCACCGGGCTATCGGCCAGGAACATCGCTGTCGCATCCGAATTCGCGCCTGCTGCCGGGACACTGGCCACCGCACCGATCACCACCGGCTGCGGCTTCCAAGCCAGCGAGACGATGTTGGGCAGGAACACGCCCCGGTTGATGGTCTGGCCTAGGTAGTCGTGCGCGTCGCGCAGGTGCAGAGTCTTGCTGCCGTCGTCGTTCACCTCGATCTGATCGATGACGCAGCGGAACACGGGGGCGGCGTCGGCCAGCATGCCGCCGTCGTCCACCTGCAGGATGCGCACCCCAGCGCCGGAGGCACCGGACAATGCCAGGCCATCCAGCAGCCCCTCAGCGTCGGCGACCATGCATTCTGCCGCTGCCGTCTGCGACACCGGATCACCACCCCACGGCCAGAAGCTCAGCTCCTGGACGAGGTTGACGCCCTCGGCGACAAGTCCTTCGTACCGGGCATTGGCCGGACTGTCGCCCGGGGCGGAAAGCCAGTCGTCGTCGGCCAGTCGCGTCGGCGGCGCTTGGGCCTGGTCCAGCCTCCACCCGGCAACAGCTGCATCGCTGCGGGCACCCCACTGACCAGCGTTCACGGCCAGGCAGAGCCCGCCGGCTTTCGCCGCAGCCAGTGCGGCGGCGAAGTGCAGCGGGCCGGCCAGCAGCAGGTCACGCTGGTGGACCAGCGCGCCGTTGAGGTACAGGTGGAGTCGGGAGGGACTGCCGAAGGAGACCCGCATCCCGACGATATCGCCCAGCGCGACAACTGGCAGGCCAGTTGCGATCGCGCCGATACCCTGGATCAGCCGGCCGGTGGCCAGTTCCCAGCCAATACCCTCCCCGTTCGAGCCCGGAGCCTGGTTGAGGGGCGCCGCCGCGGTGACAAAGCCCACGACGGCGGATAGGGCGTCATCGCCCCACAGTGCGAACTCAATCCCGACAACGCCTGCTGCCAGCGCGAAGTCTGACCTGGCGCAACGATTGATGTCCGCCGCGGCCGTTGTGGCGAGGGTGAGCCCACCGTCGCGTGCAGCGAGCAGCGGGCCGATCGGTAGGGCGGCGAAGCGCCCAAAGGTGTCGGTCATGGTCATCCCAGTCGATCGAACCAGTCCTGCGCCTCGTCCTCCTCGGAACGCGGCACGAGGATGTCCAGGTACTCCTGAAAGGAGCGCTTGGTGCCGCCCTGGCTGTGTGAGGCGGTGATGTACGCGGCGAAGGCAGCGGGCTTGATGTGCAGGCTTACGGGGTCGATGGGGTTGCGCTTATGGAACTCCCACCATTCCAGGAACTCCCGGCGCGACATGCTCGCCTGCAGCTCCGACACCGTGCGATGCAGGTGGCCGGCGAGTACCTTCCAGAACCAGTCCTCGCCGCGCTGCCTTAGCCGTTTCCCGCGTCGGCCTGGGCTTGGGCAGCATCCTCGCCGAAGCCGGAGTGCTTCATGGCCACGCGCTGCAGCTCCGCAGCCACCAACGGCTTGAGCTGGGCGGCTTGCGCCATGTCCATCACGGGCTTGCCGTCCTCGTCGCAGATGGTCGCTGCGATCAGCTTGGCGCGGTCGCCTTCGCCCCACAGCTTGCGGAACTCCGCATCGGGCAGCTCGCGCACGTGGAACTGCGCCTTGGCACCGTTGGGCAGCGTGATCGTGTCCGCATGCACGTCCTTGGAGGCGAACATGCCCAGGTTGGTGAACGACTGAAGGACGCTCACGGGCTGCTGCGGCTGGGCTTCGGGGGTGTCGTTGGTCTTGCTCATTGGCCGTTTCCTTGAATGGCGACAGGGCGCGCGGGCCGCGCACGGCTAACACGCGGAGGATCCGCGCGCCCCGTCAAAGAGATGGCCCGCCGGAGCGGGCCTGGGTGTGCGCCGTTGCCGTAGCCTTACGGCGTCGGGCGGTGCGTGGTGACGGCGCCGGAGCCGCGGATGGTGATCGTCGCCTTCCAGACGTCGTTGTCCTGGCTGGTCACGGCGAAGTTCTGCACGAAGCCGTCGAACTGCTTGGACAGCACGTCAGTGGGCGGGGTGATCTTCCCGGCGACTGCGGCCGGCTTCGCCGCTCCTTCGGTTTCCGACTTCGGCGCGGTCACCAGCCAGTTCACGACGGCGCCGGTCTCGTGCAGTTCTTCCAGCTTCTCGTGGTCGACGCTGTCGTAGATGATCTCAATGCTGGTGCTGCCGGTCTGCTTGCGACCAGCGACGAACTGGTCCCAGTCGTCGTCGTAGTCGGAGATATCGATCTCCGATGCCTGGCCATCGGGGAAGCCGACCGAACGCAGGCGGGTCACCTTGATGACCTCGGCCGCGCCGATGGCGACGAACAACTGGGAGTGCTTCGACTTGATTACCTGTCCCATAGGGATTTCCTTGTTTGCGCCCGTCGCCGGGCATGAAAAAGGCCCCTTGCGGGGCCAGTGGATTGCCGTTGTGCGATCAGCGCAGTTGCAGGAGCCTGGCGTCGAACGAGATGCCGAAGGCGTCCGTGTCGTCGCTATCCGGCGTCGGGTTGTACGACTCAACGCTGCCCACGCGCTCCACCACATCACGGATGGCAACGGCAACGCCGTTGGCTTGGCTTAGGCTTTCGCCCCATACGCTCAAGCGGACCCGCCAGCCGTCAGCCGGCGGCGGCTCGGACAACATCGCGGTGGGCGAACCGCCGACGACCTCCCAGGTCGCATATGGGAGCGCCGCATCCTGGGGCGCGCTACTCGGCCATAACCGGACGGGATCGCCGAGCACCTGCCGGACGGTCGCGGCATCCTGCAGCAGGGATTGGATCAGGGGAACCATCATTTCCAGCCCCCCTTCTTCAGTTGCCGGTCCAGTGCGGACCAAGTCTCGTTGATGATCACCTGCGCCGCCTCCGGGCCCTTGGCCTCGCCTGCTGGCGTGAGGAATGGCTCGGCCCTCATTTTCCTGGTGCCGAACTCCTTGAACCGCCAGTAGTAGGCCCAGCCCGCCTCCTCGTAGACCTTTCCGACGCGGCCGCGGCGGCGGTTTCGCTTGGTGTTGGCGTATTTGCGCCGACGCCCGGTCTTGACGCCTACAGTGAAGTACTCGCCCCCGGTGCCAACGCCTACGCGCTGCCGGCTCTTGGTGTTCGCTCTGCGCGTCACGATCTGCGAGGCCATGAACCCCGAAGCTCTCGGCGCCCGGCGCCTCGCGTCGTCCCGGATGACATTGCCGCCCTTGCGCATGCCGGCTTGCACGGCTCGCCCCTGGATCGCCTTAGGTGCCTCCCGCAGTGAACGCAGGAGGCCGTCTAGGCCGTCGATCTTCAGCTGCTCAGCCATCGGACACCCCCGCGTCGACCATCAGTGTGAGATGGCGGCGTGCCGTTGGGTCCGGCAGTACCGCGCGAATCGCGTACACCTGCCCATCGAACAGAACGCGCATCGTGGACAGCACCCCGGGTAAGTACGGGATCTCGACCCGCGCGGTAACCTCACCGTGCTCAGCCGTGGCCGCGGTGAACTCTCGGCCCGACAGCGGCACCACTTCTGCCGGCACGTCAGCCCGCCATCTACGCCATTGCTTCGTGTCCCCGCCGAGCGGATCACGCACCGGGCCGTAGTCCTGAAGCTCGATGCGATGGCGGTACTTGCCTGCCCGCCTCATGGCAGCACCCGCCTGTAGGGGAACATCAGCCGGTCCAGCGTCGGGTTCTCAGCCAGCTGCGTGCCGGCCACCACTGCCTCGCGGTTGGCGTACAGATCACCCAGGAGCAGCAGCACCGCCGCGCGCAGCGGCCCCGGCAACGGACCGGGCGTGGTTGTGAACTTCACCGGGTAGGCATCGACCTCACTGTCCAAGATGGCCGGCTCGATGGGGAGCGGCGTGCGCCCCTCCCCAACCGGCGTCCACTCATAGGTTGCTGCTGCCAACGCATAGCCGGTGGTCCGCTCCACGGACTCACGCGCGGCCGTGATGAAGGCGCCGATCAGAGTGTCGTCCGCATCGTGGATAACCACCAGGTGCGCCTTCGCCTCGCTCAGCGACACGGGCTCATCGGCCGCCGGGGTCAACGTGCGCAGCATGGGTCATTCCTCCGGCGTGGCCGACTTGATGGCGTTGGGGTGGGGGTCGATCAGCCCGCCAAGGCGCAACGCCTCAACGTGAGCCGCTTCAACCTGGATCACATCGCCGACCTTGCCCAGGTGGTTGTCGCTGAGCACCAGCGCCGGCACGGTTTCACTGTTCGGCGGAGCCAGTTCTTCATCCGGTGGCAGCGTGTCGTCGTCCGTGTCCACGGTTTCGGGCGCCGGGCTGTTTCCACCCTCATCCGCCTCCGGCTCGCCGACAGCGGCTACCGCGTCAGCCTCGGGGCTTTCGGCGTTCGGCTGTTCGCCCTTGCCGGTAGCTGCGTCGGCCACGGCAGCGGACGCTTCCGGCGCATCGAGTGGACTGCCGGCTGCCGGCGCGGAGGTGTTCTTCTGCTTTGCCATGATCGTCTCCAAGGGACGCCCGCGCTGGGGCGTCCCTCCGTTCGTGGGCCGAGGCGGTTAAGCCGCAGCGCCGTGCTTGAAGGTCTTCACCGCGCCGCCCACGTCGACCAGGTTGCCGCCAGAGCGCATCCAGGCCATGAAGCCCACCTGGCCCTTCTTCACATAGGCCGAGTCGTTGAAGCGGAACAGGGTCACGGCCATCACGTCGCGGATCTTGTAGTAGCTGAAGTCGCCGAACGCGATCGAGGTGGCGCCTGCGGCCGGGGCCGGGGCGTGCTGGTTGATCTGGATATCGCGATTCAGCAGACGATCCGGCGCACCGCCCGGATTGCCCTGCTCGTAGCCCGGCACGAAGATCGGCCGGCCCTGGTCGTCCTTCACCTTGCGAATCAGCTTCAGCATGTCGTCGTGGAACATCCACTTGGCCAGCTGGCGATACGCCGGGTCGACGCTGTGCTCCAGGTCGACCAGGTCGTCGTAGGTGATGATCGGCAGCGCCGAAACCGCACCGATCTTGCCAACGGCCGCTGCGGTGAAAGCGCCCATGGGCTGACCCACGCCGGTGCCGACGGTGTAGTTGCGATTGGTGACACGGCCCAGGCGGGTCTGCAGACGCTTCTCGATGAATCCGGCGATATCGGCGGTGCTGTCCTGCAGCAGCTCCCACGGCACGGTGACTACCTTGGAGCTGAACTTGTAGACCTGCAGGCCCTTGGTGCCGAAGGCCACGTCCTGATCGGTCGCCGACTGGTTCTCGGCGACCAGTTCACCCTCTTCCGAGGTGCCATCGCTGGTCGGGTACTGCATCGGCTCGCCGCCGGCCGTGCTGAACACATCGGCCACCTGGCGCATGCCGCCGAACGCCTTCAGGGCGTCCAGGATCTGCTGGGCCAGCGTGGTCGGAACCGTGTAGCCACCCTGTTCCGGATTGACGGCGGGGTTGCCCGACATGGCCGCGTTGACCTGCTTCCAGTCCTCCGCGCTCAGCGCGCCGTCGCCGCCGCGCGCCCAGCGGTCGAACAGGCGCATCTCGTTGGACAGCTCCCGGCCGCCGCGGTTGGCGGTGTCGTGCTCACGCACGCCCTGCTCGCGCAGTGCCTCGTCGGCCGTCAGGTCCATGACCTTCTGGTGACGCTCGATTGCCGCGTCGATGCGCTCGATCTCGGCGATGTTGTTGTCGTACTTGGCCTGGTTCTCCGGCGTCCACTTGTTGCCGTCACCGGTGCTGGTGTCGAGCAGGTTGCGGGTTTCCTTTGCCAGCGCGGTGCGGCGCTCCCGCTCGGCCTGAATGTTGAAGGGCATTGGTGATTTCCTCGTGTCGAAAAAAAACCGCCTTTCGGCGGTCGGGATGAACTGCGGGCGGGAGTCGCTTACGCAGCGGAGCGTTCCAGCAGCGCCAGACGGCGCGACAGGTTGGCCTTGTGGGCGGCGGCGGCGCCGTCGTCGGGTTCGGGGGTACGGTTGGCCAGTGCGGCAGGTGCGTTGTCGTAGGCGGACAGATCCCAGGTGTTGGATGCCTTCTTCTTGCCGACGACCTCCACCACGCGATCAGCGAAACCGTGTTCCTTGGCTTCGTCGGCCGTGAACCAGGTCTCTTCGTCCATCCACTGGACAATCTGCGCTTCATCCTTGCCAGTGCGACGGGTGTAGTCCCCGGCCAGCCCGGTATCGATCTTGGCCAGCAGCTCACCGGTCTTGGTCATATCGGCCTTGTTGCCGATAGCGACCGTCCAGGCGTTGTGGATCATGAAACCGGCGCCCAGGCTGATCTCAACCTCATCGCAGGCCATGCAGATGCCGGTGGCAGCCGAGGCCGCCAGTCCATCCACGTGGGCGATCACGGTCGCCTTGTGCTGTGCGATGGCCGTCATCATCGATCGGGCCGCAAACACGTCACCGCCGGGCGAATCGATGCGCAGATGGATCACGTCCGCGTCGATGCCGGCCATAGCCTGGGCAAACATCGTCTCGTCAATGTCGCCCCACCACCCGCCGATGACCCCGTGCAGGTAGATCGTGGCCTCCTTGCCTTCGGTCTCCGCCCGGATTGGCTTGGACTGGCCGGCGTTGTTCTTGGCCAGCTGCAGCAACTTAGGAATCGGCATCTTCAGGGTTCCTTTCAGGGTCGTCGCTGTCCGGCTTCGCCGGTGGCGCGGGGTCTTTCGGTTGGTAGAGCTTGTCGCCGCCCTCGATGGGAGGCAGGTTCTTGAGGCGGCGGACTTCGTTGACGACCATCCAGCCTTGGGTGCCAGGGCCACCCAACGCCTTGCTGAAGTACTCGGCCTGCGTCTTCGAGTCGCCGGCCATGAACATGTCCACGTTGTGCTCAACGAAGTAGCGCGGCGTGCGGAACAGCTTGCGGTTCAACTCGTCCTTGATCCGCTTCAGGTGCGGGCCCAGCGTGTACTTCACGAAGCCGATGCCCATGCTCTCGATGCCACTGCCCCAGCTGGTCGACTTGGTGGTTTCACCGATCATGTGGGGCGGCACACCGAAGGCGCGGGCTACGTCGATCACCTGCCACTGACGCGACTCCAGCAGCTGCTGGTCGACCGCTGACATGGTCAGTTCGTGAACCTCCAGCCCCTCGGTCAGAACCAGCGGAATGCGACGGTTACCCTGCACCCCGCCGTACTTCTTGACCCAGGCATCGCGGAAATCGTCCTGCTGCTCCTTGGTCATCTTGTTGGGCGTTCGGATGGCCACTTCGGGCTTGCCGCCCTCGCTGAAGAACTTGCCGGCGTGCTCGTCACCTTGGATGGCGATGCCGATGCCGTTCCGAGCGCCCCACTGGATCACCGACATGCCGTGCACGCCGTTGAAACCGAAGCCGGGGAAATGGAGCACGTCGTCCTGGTCGACGGTGAAGTACCCGTCCGCATCGTGGAACGTGTACTGCAGGCGTGTCGGCTCCCGTGGGCTGGTTTTCTCCTGCTTGAGGATCATCACCCTGTCGCGTGGCCAGGGGATCAACCCGGTCGCCACCCCGGCACGGTTGCGCGTCACGTACACCACGCCATCGCCGCGCAGCAGCATCTGGCCGACGATGAACTCCCAGCCGGTGGCGCTCGACCAGCCGGAGGAGAACTGCTCGTTCAGCAGCCACCAGTAGTCGTGCTCCGCCCGCTTGCGGTGGCCGTCCACCCGCTCGAACACAGGCAGCGGCAGCTGGGCGATCGCGCCGGCCAGCAGCGAAACGGCAGCGAACACCGCCGAAACCCGCATCGCCGATTCCGGGCTGACCACGGCTCCGGAGGCCGTCGTCGGGTTCCCGAACACCTCGAACATGCGCATGTCGGAGGACTGGATCACCTCGCCGTCGACCAGGTTGCTGATCGTCGGCTCGATACGGTCGCGGGCATCGGCCCGCCGGTTCTTCTCGAATAGTCCGAACATCAGTCGATCACCACGAAGCCTTGTTGGGTTGTGCCGGTGTCCCGCGCCTGCATGGCGCGGCCCATGGCCATGATTAGCGCCACCGCGCCGTCGATCTTGCTTTCCATCTTTTCCTTGCGGGGATAGACGTGTTCCTTGGCATCCACGCGCGCCACTACGTTGCCCATCATCCAGGTCATGGCCGCGTTGCCGTCGTGCCACAGGCGCCGCGACAGGATGAGCGCCTCCACTTCTTTCATGGGCTCGGACAGATTGCGCACGGACTGCGCCATCTCCACAGTCGGCAGCCCTTCCTGTTCAAGGCGCGTCATCAGGTACGCCGCTTGGGCCGGGTCAAAGGCAATGTCCCGCACGTCGACGCCCTGTGCCGCAAGCTCTTTCAGCTCCTCTTCGATGAACGCGTAGTCCGTCATGTTCCCCGGCGTGGACACGATCAGCTCGTCCAGCAGGAACTGCTGGTACTTCTCGTTTTCCTCCACGGCCGACTCCGGCACGTAGAACCGGGGAATGACGTAGTAGCTATCGCCCTTCTCGAACAGCAGCACCACGGCAGCCACGTCCAGCTTGGATGCCAGATCGACGCCGATCCAGCACGGACAGCCCGCAAAGTCGGACACCTCCAACCGTCGCTTCTGCCGCTGCCAGGCCAGCATGTTCATCCATGCCAGCTTGGCGCCGACCCAGTCGTTCAGGTGCTTGGTACGGAACGCGCTTTGCTTGCTGGCCGACCGCTTTGCCTTGGCGAGCTGGTCGAGCAGGAACTGCTCGAACACGGAAACGCCGTAGTTCGGGTTGGCCTTGCGCAGGCTCGCCGGATCGTCCCAGCGGTCGCCCTCGTCTATGCAGTAAATCGCCGCGAACACCGTCTCATCGGTCACCTCGCCGCGCAGGATGCGGATGGCATCGCCTCGCATCTCGAAGCATGGGCCGGAGAGGTTGGTGCCTGCCGTGGTGATGATCGACAGCAGGGGCTGCTCGCGCGCGCCCATGCCGGTTTCCATCGCGTCGACCATGTGGTCATCGTCATGTTCGTGGTACTCGTCCACCAGCGCCGCGTGCGGGCTCGAGCCATCGCCGGGCTTGCCGATCATCGTCTCGAACTTGGACATGTCCTCCATGACGAACAGCGGCCCCGGGTTCTTCGGGTTGCCCGCCTGTTCAATACCGAAGCGGGCGCGCAGGGCCGGCAGTTTCTGGACCATCTGCCAAGCCGGGCGGAACACCTCGTACGCCTGTTTCTCGCTGGTAGCGCCCGAATAGACCTCCGCGCCCGCCTCGCCGTCAGCGCAGAACAGGTACAGGCCACGGGCAGCCAGTCGCAACGACTTGCCGTTCTTGCGCGGGATCTCCTCGTAGGCCCGGCGGAAGCGCCGGTGCCCGGTCTTCTTGTGGACCCAGCCGAACAGGTTGCACTCGATGAAGTGCTGCCATGGCTCCAGCACCAGCAGGCGCTTCTGCGCCGCCCACTTTCCTTTCGTGTGCGGCATCTTCTCCATGAACCGCACCGCGCGGTCCGCCTTCTCGGCGTCGTACTTGTAGGGCCAGTCGGCCCCCTTGCGCTTCAGGTCATCCAAGAACCGCTGGCACGCCAGACGGATGAACTCGCCGGCCGGGATCTTTCCTGACGTGACGCCCTTGGCGTATGCCTTGGCTGATTCGCTCGGCGTCATGGATCAGAACTCGTCGAATGGGTTGCCCTCCGGGGTCTTTTCGGTCCCCAGCTTCTGACGGTCAGCCGGGGTCAGGCCCAGGCGCGCCAGGCAGCCGATCAGGTGGGAGTACTTGGCCGCAACGAACTCGCCGCGGTTGGCACGGAACTCGGAAAGCAGCGATGACGCCACCTCCATGATGAAACGGTCGGCGCTGGTCAGGACGCCAGGCAGGGCGCACTTCTCCAGCTCCTTCCAGACCACTGCGACCTCGGTCGGAAGGTGTGCCGGTGCCTTGCCCAATGGAGCATTCGCCTTGGGCGCTTCCTTCTTGTAGCGCTGCGGATCCTTCTTGGTCGCGCCCTTCAGCTCGGCCAGTTCCCTCGGCTGTCGATGGCGAGCCATCGGACCTCCCATTTCTGAAATTCAAATTCTGCGGACGCGAGAGAAAAGGGGGGCGCGCGTATCGAGCGGGGAAGGCCCTCAACTTTGACCCTCCCCCCTCCCTTTCCGTTCAGCATTCGGTGGATAACTCGCCGCTCGTTCAGCTCCGCCGGGCTGGCGGGCATCCCTGCCGAACCCGCCGTTCTCCCGTGCAGTCTTAGCGCTATGGCACGGTCGGCACAGCGGCTGCAGGTTGGTGTCGGCGTTGTTGCCGTCGTCCCCGTTGATGTGGTCGACCTCATTGGCCGCCCGCACCCTGCCCTGCTCAGCACAACATCTGCACAGCGGCTCACGAGCCAGCACTACCGCACGGATCCGGCGCCACAACGAGGAATTGGTGGGCAGCGCGCGGCGCGCCTGTCTCTTGCGAACCTGGGCGCTGGTCTCCTTGTAGGGGCGCCAGCCAGCCGCACGGTGCTGGGGTGGCCGGGTTGGCATTAGTAGGACTTCCCGTCCAGGTCGACACGCTCAGGCTCGGCACCTTCATCCTGCACCGGTGCACCGGCCTCCTCGCCCAGCAGCTGCGCCACTGCCTGCACCAGCAGCCCCACGTGTATTGCCAGCTCGGCGATCTGCTTGCCCTGCTGCTCGATGATCCCGACCAGTCGGTCGATACGGCTGTCGGTGCTGCTCTCAGTCAGCCCCGACAGGGCTGTGACAGCCGCAGCGCGCGCCACCTCTTCAATCCGCGCAGCGTCCATCACCTACCCTCGTCGTTCGCAGTACCAGGCCGCGGCGTATCCACCGTTCGACCCGCTCCCAGTCCGGTTCCATGCCCGTGGCCCGGGCAAACCACACCACCGCAGCTAGATACCACCGAAGCCACCACCGCATGCGTATCGACGCCCGCACTGCCGGAGTCATCAGAAATCCTCCACTGCCCAGCCGCCGCCATCCCGTTTCGGCTTGGGCTTCACCGCGATGAAGCGGAATGGGTACATGGCCGCGGCAATCTTGATCTTGGCCCTGGCATCGTCCTGCCAGTGCCCTTTCACCTCGTGGCACTCCATGACGCCGTCGGCAGCCATGACTGCAAAGTCCGGGGTGTAGAACGTGTTGTCCGCCAGGCGCAGCTTCATGCCCTCGAACCGGTGCCATTGGACCTTGCCCACGGCCTGAAGCGCGCGCAGGTGCCCGGCATACGCTGCCTCGGTCCTGTTCATCTCGCCGGTCTTCAGCCGGCCAAGGGCCAGCATCCGGCGGTTCATTGCGTCACCGTTTGCCGGTCGGCCGCGATTACTGCTTGACTGGCGCGGACCTGGTCGTCGGCGTCGCGGCCGATTTGAACAGCAGCTCCCGCAATCTCTGCTCGTAGTTCGGCGTGCGCATCACGTTCGACGGCGCCGGCGACGGCTTGGGACAGGAGGCTGGTGCTGCAGGTGGCGAGGTCGTCGCGCAGCTGGAGACGCCCAGCGCGCAGGTCAGCCACAACAGCAGCAGGGACGGTCGCGGCCGCAGTGCGGTCTTCTTCATGCTTAGCTCCAATGTCGGCCAGCTGCAGAGCCTTGCTCTGCTCGGTGGCACGGGTCTGGTTCACTTGGTCGGCGGCTGCCGATGCGCCGGCGGCGCGCAGGGTGGCGTCGCTTGCATCGGCCCGGTCGCCACGCCAAGCCCAGCCAGCACCGAACATTGCGCCTGACCACAGGACGAAGGCAGCAACCGCGATGGTGATCCGGTTCATTCGGATCCTCCTGCCCTGATGGTGTCGCTGTCCGGGTCAAACGGCGGCGGCTCCAAGCCGGCCGCGCGCATCAACCCTTCCAGCCGGTAGATGTGGCGGATCAGGCGCAGTTCCCTGGCCTCCATGCGGCCAACCCGTTCGCCCAGCCGGGTCACTTCCTCGCGCATCAGCTGGATCACGTTGACCTCGGCCCCTTCTCTGGCTGTCTCTACGAACTGCTTGCGCCACCACAGCGCTACACCGCCGGCGCCGACCATCAAGCCGCCAACTGCCGTGCCAATGGCCTGCCAATCCACGTCGACCCCGATCATGGCGCGACCGTCCCGCCGGCCTTGCGGTACACCGCCAGCAGGTCGGCCAGCTTGTGTTCGTGCTGGCCGTAGCCCGCGCCGGGCAGGCTCGCCCAAGTCTTGCGGACGGCCTTGATGGCTTCGTCGATCTTCCCCTCCTGGATCAGCGGCAGCGCGCGGCGCTCCCGGATCTGCTGCAGCGCAATCAGGTCCTGGCTCAAAGGCGAGAAGTCCTTCAGGCCGAGCGTCTTCTTGTAGGTGTCGTAGTAGCGCCGCAGCAGCTGGTAGCGGCCTGCTGCGGTCGACTGGATCTTGAGCTTCGGCAGTTCCACCAGCACGCGCGGGTGGTCGGCATAGCTCTTGAACAGTTGGCCGCCAACGATCACGTCATAGCCGCGGTCTTTGGTGGGTTGCTTTCCGTTGTCCGTACCTTCGGACCACGCCAGCATGTCGAGGAAGGCCACGACGTTCACGCCGCCAGCCTGTTGGGGAGTGATCTGCGTCATGGAATATCCTTAAACGAAAAGCCCTCGGCTTTCGCCGAGGGCTTCTATTTCATCGTGCCAACAAATATACGAGACAGGTGTGCACCTGTCAACAACTTTAGGAATTTCGTTGAAAGGCCCAAGTCACTAGGACGGAGATCCCAGTTGTCACGAAGACAATCCAGAAGATGTTCTGGCGCAGAGCGGCCTTCTTCTGAAGAAGATTCTTCTTCTTCCCAATAAAGAAATCGTCATACGGATATAGAAAATTAATAACTCTCTCATGCAAATTAAGGATTGCCACCCCCATAATAATCAGGGGAATCAGCATGACCCAAGAAAAGGATCCGACACGCGTCTCAGGTCGCTGAGCAATGAGAAAGTCGAGCTTCGCATGAAGGTCACGACTCGCAAGTGCCGCACTTATATCCTCTGCGGAAGCTTGATTGAATAGAGTAAATCCCGATGCGACAAAAAGCATTATCAACATACTCACAGGAATCACGTACGCGACAAATCCTTTCCTAGAGATGGCACGCCATCGCATAACCTCCGCATCGATGTATGAGCGCAGATCTCCTGCAATTAGAAAAACCTCCCCACGGTCCTCACCCACCAGCTCGAGATTAGCCTTCTTTTCCTTCACAAACTCCAACTTAATTGTCAGCTTATCCGACTCGACCAGATAGCTTACTGAGGAAATCGTCGCTGATGGGCCATTATCCTCCGCACACAACTCATCAACTAGCTCCGTAGTGTAGGCTGCAGAATCCGTCCTCTTCACGGCAATTTTGTACTTGCCCTCAGGTGGACACTTCTGTCTGATCATCTGATCGAGCTTGCGGAGATGCTCCTCCTCCAAGGCGAATTTCCCTTTAAACTCGTGCTCAACGTGCGCCGCCATCCCCTGCTCCACTTAGAATTCGGCGCAATTCTACGCAGCGAATGCGCAGGCTTCCAGTCTGCCGCGAACGCGCTGAAATCCCAGCTCGACCAAATTGAGATACTGACGGTTCGATATCGCCTTCTGAGAGCAGTTCGCCAGGAGCACAAGTGCTGTCTCGAAGCGTTCCACCTTGCGTCTACCCACACCGCAGTGATAAGCACGCAGGCAACACGCCATTGCGATACTGTCTCGACCAAGTGACGCGATGATTTCCTCTATCCTCTGAGCGCGTGCATCAGTCTCAATTGGCTTGCTTCCTTTGGTCCTTCCGGCGAGATCTCCACTACGCTCAATCAGCACCTGTAGAATGTTCTTCGAGTGGTGTCCGAGGTGATCGCGATCCCGATGGAGAGCGAACTCCCGCCCCCAGTGCTCGAGCTCCGCGCGAACGTAGACGCCAAATGTATCAAGCTGCATGTCCTGCCTCCCAGCTGGTCGACAGGCACTGAACTCGGCCGCCGCGGGCCTCGAACCGCTCCACCCTCTCCACCGGACCACGTGTACTTGTGCCGGGATTCACCCGCTTGGGGAAGGATACCGTGTTGTGATCCATGCGCCGCTCGCGAGGCGCACCCTGGGGGTTGATCCTCGGCGCCATGGCCTTCGTCTTCTTCATGCTGCCGCCCTCAGTTCGTTGATGTAGGTCTGGTTTGCAATCAGCTCGTCGTCGGAGCCGTACGTCTCGTGGAAGGTCCGCGAGCCATCCATCAGGCTCGGGCCGTAGATCTGGCGCATCGTCGCGAAGGTGTTCCCCTCCATCGGATGCCGCATGTGGTGCCACTTGCAGAGCGCGTAGCCGAGCAGGTGGCCGCGCCGCAGGTTCCCGCTCTTGGCGTGGTTGTAGTCGCAGCCGTAGACCACAAGCTCCGGCTCCAGCAGCTCCTGCATCTGCAACGCCAGGCAGGCCATGCAAGGGCCCGTCTTGGCCAGCTCGATGCGGGCACCCTCTTCCCTCGTCGGTGGCGGTGCCTTCGACCACATCAGCGCAGCTCCGGGATCGGGCCGGCATAGCGGGTGATAGGGATCTGGCGCATGCCGTCCCGCCACACCGTCATCCCGCGCGAGGCGTACATCACCAGCGGCTTCACCCCGTAGCCATACGCCAGATACCAACCGGCCACGGCCACTGGCTCGCTGACCAGGCGCACTTCCAGGTCGAAGTGATCGGGGCTGGTCATGCGGCCTTGCCTGCAAGCAGCTCCGCGATTTCCATCAGACGCGCACGCGTCCTGGAATCGGCGGTCGGCGAGGCCTCAACGGTTCCAGCCAGCAGCGCCACCGGATTGAACGCGGGCGTAGCTGGAGGCAGCGCAAGGTGTTCCGCCACCTGCTCGTGCGTCAGCTGGCCAGCGGCCACGGCCTGCAGCAATACCCCATCCCGGCCAGACGCGTCGGCGCCAAGGGACAGCTGATAGGTCGCCGTGCGATGTGCAGCGTGCGCTTCCTTCACCAACCGGGCGTACACCTCCAGGAACGCCGGGCGGGCCGCGATCTTGTCGCCCGCCAGCACCAGCGGCAGTGCCGCAGCCCACGCATCGCGCGTTTGCTCGGTCCAGACCACGGTTGCGCCTTCGTCCGCGGCACGTATCGCATTGGCCCAAGCCTCATTTGGCGCCGGGTGTCCGTCCTCGATCCGCTCAAGAACTGCGGCCAGCGACAGACGGCCTTTCAACTCCCGGCGACACGCTGCCAGCGCGCGCTCCAGCATCGGCAGCGGGTACTGCGCCAGATCCGACACCATGAACACGGCCGCGCTCGGGCTGATCCGGTCGCCGATAACTTCGGCCGTGGCAACCAGCAGCTCAACAAGCCGATCCTGCTCGAAGTCACTGAGCATTGCTGGCTCCCTTGATCTTCCGCAGCAGCGCCTTGGCTTCGTCGGCCGCATTGGCGTTGGACTGCGTCTGGTCCTGCTGCTGGGCGCTGGCCTGCGTCATCTGACGGCCGGTGGCCCACTGCGTGCGGTATGCCTCGCACTTCGTCAGCAGCGCGCCCAGGTCGTGCATGTTCTGCACCACGTAGCGCTCGTTGACGGTCAGGAACCACGCGGCGACCAGCGGCGCCTCGCTATGGCCCAGCCGCTGCACGATCTGCCGGACGTTGCTGTTCACCTTTGCGTTGCGCACCGGGGCCACACCGTGGCGGGTGCGGTAGGCGCTGGCATAGGCCCCCCAGGTGGCCCGACAGGCAGCCTGCAGGTCGGTCTCGGAATCCACCACCGGCGGCGCGGCCATCAGGCCCGCCGGAAATGGCGGTTCTCCTGACGGTTCCTTGAGGGTTATATGACGGTTAGGCGGCACGGGGCGCACCCCCAGAGCTGCGCCCGGTGCATCCCCTCCTGCACGGGGCGCATCCCCTCCTGCAGCGGGCGCACCACCTGCAGGGGGCGCATCTCCTGCGCCCGGTGCAGCCCCTGCTTTTCCTGCCTTTCGCCCAGCCTTCGACGGCGCAGCAGCTTTGTCGAAGTTGACGGGGGTCACCTTGTAGACCGTGCTGCTGTTGAAGCGGCGGTCACGAGTAAGCAGACCCACAGCCTCCAGATGATCCATTGCCGTGCGCACAGCGCGCGCCGACATGCAGCAGCGCGCGGCGATGGTGCCCACCGCCGGCCAGCACACACCGTCGTCGTTCGCCTGATCAGCCAGCGAGATCAGCACAGCCTTCTGCGTGACGCTCAGGCCCTGCAGCGGCCAGCACTGCGACATGATGATGGTCGACATGTCAGAGCCCCAGCGGCATGTTCTGGCCCGGGGCCACCGGCCACCAGGTGCATGCTGGTTTCCCGGTGGTGGCGCACGGAGCGGTCGGGCCACGCCAAATTCGTCCCTCTCGGGCCAACTCAGGAAGACGGCGACCCAGCATGTGGCGGTCCAGGCCGGTTAGCATCGAGAGGTGCAGACTGCTGTGGCCGGGATGGCGGGCCACAGCAGCCTCTGTCTTGGCGTGCTGGACGCGTAGTGTGCCGCTGGCGATGAGGTCGGCCGCAGCAGAGTGGCTGCTATGCGAATCGGTGGAGCCGGCTGGAGTTTTCATGGATACACCTCGCTTAAGAGGCTTCCAATGGTCATTGCATAAATCTCCAGGGTTGTAGGCCAACTCAAGGGAATTCGAGGGCAGTTAGCCATTTCGCGCCCTCCCCTTCGCTGCAGCGCGCGACACGTTGCGGATCAGCCGGTGCGCCATCGTGATCAGCGAGTTCGCTTCCTCCACCATCAGCCGGGCTTCATCGCTGTCGATCTGGCGATCGGCCATCGCATCCACCGCGGTGCCCGACAGGCGCCCTACCCGCGTGGTGATCTCCAGCAACTTCGTCTGGATTGCGCCAATCTCGTCAGCCCATCCACCCTCCGGCGGCGGCGGCGGAACTGTGGCGACGGCCATGCCGAACTGGCCTGCCAGCGCCTGCATCCAGTCCAGGGCGTAGTCATTGCCGCCGGCCTTCTCCTGCATCCATTCGGTCAACAGTTCGGCGATCTCCATCGTCACCGATTCGCCCTCCAGCCCGCGCAGCTTCGCGCGCAGTGTTTCCGGGTGCATGGATTTACCGCGGCGGTCGGCCAAGAAGGCGGCTGCATCCACCACACCGCCGGGCGTCTTGCGCACGGAGTTGTAGAGAACGTCGAGCCAGTTGAGTGCGGATGTACGGCAGGTCATGGGTCACCTTGGCGAAGGCTGCGTTTCAAGGTTTCGGGCTGGGCCCGGGTGGCGCACGATGGGCGCCATGGAGGTCAACTATTCAGGGACGACGGCCGGGAGCCACTTGCTCGAAAAGCGCGGGTCGCAGACTGCGGGCGGCAGCCAGTCCAGCATTGAAGATCAGTGCGATATCCTCGCCAGCGAGGTCGTGCTGCACGGCGTATTCGCGGATGCGCGACAGGTGGTGCTCCCGCACCTGCTCGGGGGTCTGGTCAGACATTGGGGTTCTCCATGGAGACGGAACAAATCGAAACTCGCGGCGCGGACGGCCGCACGGTGTGGGTCATCAAGCACTTCACCCGCATCGACACCTCGGACCTCGACGGGCCAAGCTGGATCGAGGGGATGGCAAGGCACACGCTCGGAGACGGCAGCGCCGTCAATGCCGACGCCGACGGATTCGAAGTGGTTGCGACAGGCGAGCGCTTGGTTCGGCTGTAGCCCATCACGCCACCTCAATCGGTGCGATGCGGTCTGCATCGGGGTCGTCGTTTGCCGGCGGCTCCGGCTGCGCGGCGTCCCCAAGCAACTTCATCACCTGCGGCAAAGCCGGGACCATGTCCTCGTCCGCCCAGGCGCTCACATCTTCCACAGGCAGCTGCAGAACCTTTGCCAGCTGCTTGTCGGTGCTCAGGCCCAGCTTTGCGCGCAGCGCGCGCTTACTCATGCGACTGTCAACCAGGTGGCGAATGGTTGCGCCTTCCGCCGAACCGCTTTGGAGGAACCGGCTCGAATGCAGCTTCAGCAACGCAAAGGCACTAGCAGCTCGTGGCGACTGTGATCGCCCTGTGGCGAGATCACCTACGGTTGATCCAGCTGCGCCAATCGCCTCGCCGATCTGGGCATACGTCATGCCCGCCGACTGAAGCTCACCGATGATGGAAGCCCAAGATTTGTCCATACCGACCACACTACGGTATTCCGTAGGCCCCAGTCAACGGCATTCCGTTACGGAGTTCCGTTCAAATGATGGAATGGAGACTATTGGCACAAGAATTCGCGCAGAGCGCGAAGCCCAGGGGATCAGTCGCGGGGAGCTGGCGAAGTTTGCCGGCATCGCGCCAACCACTCTTTCGAATCTTGAACTGGGCCTATCGAAGTCCAGCACCGCCCTCCACAAGATCGCCGCTCGGCTCGGCGTGCATACCGATTGGCTGGAAACCGGGCGCGGCCCCAAGGGCAGCAATGGGGTTCCCGTCGCATCGTTCTCGGAGACTGAGACGCCACCCGGCTATGTTCGCTTTGACTTGTTCGAAGGGGGTGCGGGAATGGGCGCAGGGATGATCAACCAGGACTACCCAGAGGTGGTGAAGACCATCGAGGTCGCAGAATGGGAAGTCCGCAGGAAGCTCGGTTACCTACCCAAGCCAGGCAGGATCCAGATCATCACCGGCCGCGGGCCGTCGATGAAACCCAAGCTCGAAGACGGCGACATTGTCTGGATCGACACCAGCTGCGACTACTTCGACGGCGATGACTACTACCTGATCAACATTGGCGGAGAGACGCAGATCAAGATGCTGCAGAAGCGCGGTGACGGTCTCTACGTCGTAAGCGTCAACACCGACTTCCCGGCATACAGGCCGGATCCCGGCGATGTGACCATCTTGGGCAAGGCTCTTATCCACGCAGGGCTCAGAAAATTCTGAGCCGTTCGTCTTGCTCCGCAGAACAATCCCCGCAGCAGCGCGGATTCTTTATGGCTGTTAGCGCCCCGCAGGTCCGCCACCTGGTGTGTTGCGGCCCATTCCAGGGAATGAAATCTGGGTAGCAGCGTGACGATGCTCAATTACCTTCGTAACCTCATAGTCGGTCTTTGCACCGGCCGGGGTTTGCCACTGTGTGACCTTGACATCACAGATCAGAACGTCGCCTTTGCTAAATGACGTCTCATTCGTATTGACGCCAGAAAGAAATTCAGCGTCTGAAATTTTGGCATTGATGGTCGAGTTGCCGTCTGACAGCCTCCATTTGTTCTCTTCCTTGAAGGCCAGAGATACGATCGAAAAGGCCATCTTTCTTACGTCTTCAAGGATCAGTTCGTCCTGTCCTGCAGGAGCAGAGAAGAACATCCGCTCATCCTCTTTGACGACCAAAGCGAATGACGATTCATCGCCCGATGCGAAGGTATCGATACCTTCGCGATCCAGCGGTGCAAGCACTCGATCCAGCGCCTGGCGCACAGGAAGGTCTCGGAGCAATACCAGCACATGGTGCTCAACTTCCAACGCATCATCACCGGAGAAGATGGTGACGTGACCGTCATCCTTGATCTGGACGTTCGTAACTCGGCGTCCTCGCAGCCACTTCAATACCTGTGCGACACCCTTGTATCCAAGCCTTGCCGTAAAGCCCAATGCGGTCAGTACAGCAGTGGCATTGGCGATAGCTGTCATGCCATCGCCTGCAAACAGATCCTTCGCCGCCTTCAGAAAATTCAGAGCGGTTGTGAAGTCGACATTGAAACTGCCCGTCTTGAACGAGCCCATGACATTGATCTGAGCCTTCGCGCGTTCTCCGTGGAGAGCGCGCACGCTCGAATCCAGAAGATCAGCGACGGCCATAAGCGCAGGAGCTAGCTCTCTAGCATCCATCTCATGGGTTGCCAGCGCTGGGCCGTCATAGGTGATGCGGAACTTCGTCATACCGTCCATGTTATCCCCCTCCCGTCGCCTGCCATGCGACAGCCAGTTCGCGAGTATCCCACGGTGTTCAGGCATCGGGAAGTCGACTGGCTCCTGCCCGACAACTCCTGCACAGCTCAGACGTATCACCTACAGGGGTGGTCGAGCCGTTCATGAACCAAATTCCGTAGATTCATGATTCTCTACGGAATTCCGTTTGACATGACATTACGGTATTCCGTAGTCTTGCGCTATCGCCCACCACCACCCCATCCCGGGGCCGGGCGCAGGAGATCACGCATGGCCACCCTTTCCTTGGGCTGCCGATCGGCAGAGATTAAAGTCACCGCTGACCACGTCAGCGAACGCGTCATCGCAGACATGGGCGCTGCCCGCCTGCACCTCACCGCTGACGAAGCAGAGCAGCACGCACACCAACTGCTGGCAGCCGCCAAGCAGCTGCGCGCCGCGCTCCAGGACGCCGCCGCATGAGCGCCGCCCTCGCCCACCACTCCAACGCTCAGCGCGCCGCTGCAGCCGCAGGCATCGTCGCCCGCGCCGGGCGCCGCTGGGGCCTCCTCCCCTACCAGGTCGTTGTTGCCGCCAGCATCGCCGCCAATGCCGTCCTGCGGCAGGGCAAGAGCGCTGCAGGCGCCGTCGCCGCCGCTCGCCGTGCAGCGCGCACGCAGGCAGGTGCTGCATGAGCGCCGTCGCCCCGAGCATCCCCGTCATCGAAGTACCTGGCTGTGGCATGCACTTGCGAGTGATGAAGGATCCGGCCGGCTGGAGCGTGTCCGGCTGGCGCCGGGCAAAAGGCACAGTAGCCATGGTCGTGTACGTGTCCGCCGAGTCCGCGCCAACGTTCATGGAGACCGCCGGCCAGCACCACGTCATCGCCGGGCGCACATACATCGCACTGCCGCCCGCGAGCCAGAAGAAGCTGCAGGCGTTCATTGCCTCCACCCAGGGCGCAAGCGCCCAAGGCGGTGCTGCATGAGCCGCAGCGGATACAGCGACGACTGCGACACCTGGCCGCTGATCTGCTGGCGCGGCGCGGTTTCTTCCGCTTTGCGCGGGAAGCGTGGGCAACAGTTCCTGATCGAGCTGCGCGACGCCCTCGATGCGATGCCAGAGAAGCGCCTCATCGCCGAACAGCTACAGGACAGCACCGGCTGCCACTGCACGCTAGGGGTGATCGGCGCCAAGCGCGGCTTGGACATGACCGGCCTCGACCCCAACGACCGCGAGGCCGTGAGCAAGGCGTTTGGCATAGCCGAAGCGATGGCGGCGGAGATCGTCCACGAGAACGATGGCGAGTGGCGCTGGGACAAAGAGACGCCCGAGGCCCGGTGGACCCGGATGCGTGAATGGGTCGAAGCACAGATCACGAAGGCAGGTGAGCCATGACCGATCTCGACTTTTTCGCCGCCATGGCCGTCGGCATCCCGCCCATCACACCGCCCGTCAGCCCGGCGCCCTCGCCGGCCGAGCCCACCAGCGAACAGGAGACCGAGTAATGCGCCACCCGGTCTTTGACCGCTTTATCCCCGCAGCGATAGGTGATTTGGCGTCAAACGGAGCGCTAAGTCGACGAACAAAGATCAGTCTGCATTCGCGACTTCAATCGATGACAACCCCAGCTCATTCCCATACGTCTCTGACTGCGGGCGGCGACTTTCTACCTGTGACGGCGTTACCGGCGCGTTCGGATTCCGAAGCCATTTCCAACAGTTGCGCCATGGCAAATTCGCACTCCGAAAGCCAAATCCCTCTGAGCGGAGAGCCCCACAATCCAATCGGCGGCCCTTTCGGAACAGGATCCGCGATGCGCCTCATCTGTCGCGCGAGTTGCCCTGCAATTGCAACTACTCCAATAACTCGCCCAGCTCGCGTCTTTTCCAGCTGGCTCGCGAGCCCGCTAATTGCGGCCAGCTCAAGCTCGAGGGCATCAATTGTTCTCCCTAACGCCGCCTGCGTCTCCTCCTCAGGAACGACATGGATTCTGAGCTTCGTTGAAATGTCACTCAACTGCACTTGCGCTCTATGAAAACGAGGCCACAACGAAATAAACGCCAGGACTGCGGCGTCCTTCGCATCGGCCTGTCGCCTTCTCCGCTCCGCTCCTGCGATGTAAAGAGCGACTCCCGCGGCAACAAAGGCTCCAACTGCTGCCCACGCACTCCAGTCAATTACGCAACTCCGGCTAAGCCACCAACACTGGCTCACCCCATCCAGCATGCTCATTCCCTGATCCCCCTGTGGACTCGCCGGCATTCTGCCATGCCGCCGCGGTGGGCGGAGATCTCCCATGGCTGACCAGTTGCCCTTCGCTGCACCAGTACGCAACGTCACCAGCGCGCAGCTCGTTGCTTCGTCAGGCGCAAGCGTCCTCTCCGCTCGGTTCCAATGTCTGTTGTCATGCGGCCACGTCGTGATCCGCCCAGGTGAGCACGTGCGAGGCACCAGGTTCTCCTTGCGCGCACCCCACACAGCCCCTTGCAACCAATGCCCGAAGGAAGCCAGCCATGGATGACGGTCACCACGTGATTGGCGCCGCGCAAGCCGCCTTTCTGCTGGAAAAGATGGTCGCCCACATCGAGGAGTGCAAAAAGCCATGACCCAGGAACATATCAGCCACCCGGAAGGGCTGCCGAACTGCGCCGCCGGCCACCGCGCGCGCCACATCCACGACAAGCGCTGCGCCTCCGCCGGCGGTGGCCACCTGGTCGAGTGCGCCTGCAGGTCCACCAGCAAGCATGCCGATCCAGACAAGGCCATCGCAGCATGGCGCAGACTGAATCGCCCAGCGCGCAGCGCGCGCGCCGCATCGGTCGATCTGCCGATCGACAACGTTCTGCGGTTCCAGCTCGGCCTGGGCGAGCGCAAACCCAAGACCCAGCGCGCAGCGCTGGCGGCGAACTGAGGGAGAGCCCGATGGGAGCAGCTAAAAAGCTGGACATCGTCGGAAAGGACTGGCTGACCGTGGACGAGGCCGTGCACTACTGTGGCGTGTCACGAAGCCAGTTCGATTCGAACATCGCCGACTACGGCATCGAACCACGAAATTTCATGGGCAAAAAGCTCTACGAGAAGGCTGCCCTCTACTCTGCAATCTACGGCTCCAAGCAATGGTCAAGGTCACAGTCTTCTGGCGCGATGACGCCGCGTACCTCAACTGGCGGGAAGGCGGCAAGCGAAGCCGTGTCGCCATTGGTCGCGTCAGCTCACGCGAGGCTGAGAGCATACGAGCAGCGAAAGAAGCGGAACTGACCCATGGCGTTCGCATTCTTCCCCGGCTGCCTACGGTCCGCGACTTCCTGGAGCCGTACCTGGAGTGGTACAAGGCCGAGCATCCCACCACACACGGCAAGGCCAAGAGCGAGGTTCGGCTGTTTATAGCCCGCTTCGGCCATCGCCCCATCGATACGCTGCGCCCGGTGGAAATGGAGTCCTACAAGACGGACCGCCTGACCAAGGACAGGGTTTCACCGGAGACTGTGGGGAAGGAAGTGCGCAGGCTGCAGGCCGCGTTCCGGCGTGGCGTGCAGTGGAAGGAACTGGACTTCAACCCTCTGGAGGAGACCCGAGCACCGCGAGGCGTTCGTAGCGTGGCTGTGCGGTTCTACGACAGGGCCGCGATGCGCAAGCTGTACCGGGCAAACCCGGCCCGGGCCCCCCTGTGGCTGTTCATGGCCCACACGGGTCTGCGCCGCGGTGAGGTGGTTGGAATGGGCAAAGATGCGGTCGCCGGGTGCAGGCTCAGGATCGAAAGCGATCCAGACGAAGATGGCCAGGGACGCACGAAGTCGGGCAAGTGGCGCGAGGTGCCGCTGAACCGGTATGCGCGCTGGGCGCTTCGCCACCTACCCGATCCGCTGGTGGCCGTGCACAGGGACACGCTGTCCGACTGGTTCGCGTCGGATGCCAAGCGTGCGGGAATCGGTGGCAGCCTCCACCGGCTACGGCACACCTTCTGCGCCCACATGGTCATGGCCGGGGTGCCCCTGCGGAGGGTGCAGATTCTGGCCGGACACGCTGATTACGCCACGACCGAGAAGTTCTATGCCCACCTGACGCCTGAGGGCGACGATGGCGCTGTAGCGAAGCTCAAGTACTGATCCGCGCGGCTGGGACCACTGGGACCAAAACCTGTGGATATGCGGGAAACAGTGGGGAATGTGGCCTGCTTCGATTGCCTAAGCCATTGATTCTGGTGACCCCGGCCCGATTCGAACGGGCGACCTTCCCCTTAGGAGGGGGACGCTCTATCCAGCTGAGCTACGGGGCCATGCAGCCGGGAAGTTTACAGGCAACACACCCTACCCTCCAAGCATTCATGTTCCACCCGATTTCGCTGGCGCGTTGCACCATGGCCGGACAGGCCGCTCTGCTACCATCGGCGATTCAGTTCATCGCGTCCCCCACCTGCCCGCGATGGCACCAAACAACGTAACGAAACACAGGAGTCTGCATGTCTTCCGAGCTGCTCAAGTCCCTTGGCCTGGACGCGATCAACGCTGGCACGTACCTGGGCAACGGGGAGTGGTCGAGCGCGACCAGCGGTGAGCTGATCACCCCGGTCAACCCGACCACCGGCGAGCCGATCGCGCAGGTCCGCGCGACCACCGAGGCCGAGTACGAGACCGTCGTCGCCCGCGCCCAGGAAGCCTTCAAGGTCTGGCGCACCACGCCGGCCCCGCGCCGCGGTGAAGCCGTGCGCCTGTGCGGTGAAGCGCTGCGCAAGCACAAGGACGCCCTGGGCTCGCTGGTGGCGCTGGAAATGGGCAAGAGCAAGCCGGAAGGCGATGGCGAAGTACAGGAGATGATCGACATCGCCGATTTCGCCGTGGGCCAGAGCCGCATGCTGTACGGCTACACCATGCATTCCGAGCGCCCCGGCCACCGCATGTACGAGCAGTACCACCCGCTGGGCCTGGTCGGCATCATCTCTGCCTTCAACTTCCCGGTCGCGGTGTGGAGCTGGAACTCGTTCCTGGCCGCCATCTGTGGCGACGTGTGCATCTGGAAGCCGTCCAACAAGACGCCGCTGACCGCCATCGCCTCGCTGAAGATCTGCAACGACGCCCTGCGCGAAGCCGGCTTCCCGGACATCTTCTTCCTGATCAACGATGCCGGCACCGCACTGTCGGAAAAGATGGTCGATGACCGTCGCGTGCCGCTGATCAGCTTCACCGGCTCGACCCAGGTCGGCCGCACCGTCAACGAGAAGGTCGCGCGTCGCCTCGGCCGCTGCCTGCTGGAACTGGGTGGCAACAACGCCATCATCCTGGATGAAACCGCCGACCTGAAGCTGGCCGTGCCGGGCATCGTGTTCGGCGCCGTCGGCACCGCCGGCCAGCGCTGCACCACCACCCGCCGCCTGATCGTGCACCGCTCGATCTACGCCGACGTGCTGGCCACTCTGGTCAAGGCCTACAAGCAGGTCGAAGGCAAGATCGGCGACCCGACCGATGCGGCCAACCTGATGGGCCCGCTGAACAGCGACGGCGCCGTGCAGCAGTTCCTCGATGCCATCGCCCAGGCCAAGGCCGCCGGCGGCACCATTGAAACCGGCGGCACCCGCATCGACCGCCCAGGCAACTTCGTGCTGCCGGCCATCGTCTCCGGCCTGAAGAACAGCGATGCCGTGGTCCAGCACGAGACCTTCGCGCCGATCCTGTACGTGATGCCGTACGACACCCTCGATGAAGCCATCGACATGCAGAATGGCGTGCCGCAGGGCCTGTCGTCCTCGATCTTCACCCAGAACCTGAAGACTGCCGAGAAGTTCCTGTCGGCCGCTGGCAGCGACTGCGGCATTGCCAACATCAACATCGGCACGTCCGGTGCGGAGATCGGTGGCGCCTTCGGTGGCGAGAAGGACACCGGCGGCGGCCGCGAGTCCGGCTCGGATGCGTGGAAGGTCTACATGCGCCGCCAGACCAACACCATCAACTATTCGGACTCGCTGCCGCTGGCCCAGGGCATCAAGTTCGATCTGTGA